CTGCCGGCTCATATTCATCGGAGGTTGCTGTCCTGTCTAACGGAATCAGCACCCTCAGTCTTGGTGCATATCCTGTATGTTTCCTTGTACTATAGACTGCAACCGCACATCCAAGCCCTGATACTCTTTTCAATATTTCATCCGTCTGTCCTGCTGGGATATTATCCATATCCAAAGTCAAAATATCCCTTCCTTGTACATAAGAGCTCTTTCTCCTGTCATTGATAAAGGTGCCGCCTACGAATCCTCCTACGTCCTTCAATTCCGCCTGCTGGCTTTTCCCCAGCGCCAGATATTCCTCCATTGTTTCAGAACTTCTTACCGGATTTTTCAGACGGTCCACAAAATCAGACCACATGATTTCATTCTTCGGCCAGTACGTTGCCTTTCTGGTTCCGGCCGTGCTGATCCATAATTTTCTATTGTAATCCATCTGTTTCCTCCTAGTCTTTCATATAATAACTGCTTTCAAATCCGGCTCCCTTTAAGAGCAACCCCGGTGCCCAGCTGATTGGTTCCGCCATCAAGTCACAGATTTGTTCCGCCGTTACTTCCATCGGCGCATCAATGATAACCTCGTCATGTACGTGGAATACGACCTGCAAGCCTAATTGCTCAATCCTTCTGAGGGTTTCAGCTAAACAGTCCCTTGCGATTGCCTGCACGATATTTTCCGTCATTTTTCCTCCATAAGTAGATGCCACTTCCCATTTTTTTGTCTGCTGTCCGACTGTATAATAATGGATTGCCATCTTTCCGAACTGATTTTCCTTTAAGAACGGTTTCGGATAAAAAAGTTTTCGCCCACTTGGCAATTGTACTGTCAGGAAGCTCTGTCCATACATCAGCTCTCCCTCATACCGGAAAATCAAACCGTTGATGCCCTGTGGCTGAGCCGTCTGCATCGTTGTAAGCGCTGCCTGTTCCACCGCATACCACAAATCTCGGATTCTCGGATTCGCATTTCTCCATCTCTGTACAATATCCGGAAGTTCCTCTTCTGCCAGTCCCATGTTCAATGCTCCCATCGCGATCAGCGCAGCTGTTCCTCCCTGGTATCCAAGCGCAAGTGTCGCAACCTTTCCTTTCTGCCTAAGACTGTACTCCGGGTTTCCTTTTACAATCTTTTCAATCGGCACATGGAACATCTGAGATGCCGTTGCTTCATAAATCTTTCCGTGGGTGGCAAATACTTCGTTTACCCACTGTTCTCCCGCAAGCCATGCGATTACACGCGCCTCAATGGCAGAAAAATCAGCAACTACAAACTTATGTCCCTCCGATGGGATAAAGGCTGTTCTGATCAGCTGAGAAAGCGTGTCCGGAACATTTCCATACAAGAACCTTATTCCATCATAATTCTTTGTCTTAACGAGTTCTCTTGCATAGTCTAACGTCTTTAAATAATTTCTTGGAAGATTCTGTAACTGCACAAGACGTCCTGCCCATCTTCCAGTGCGATTCGCCCCATAATATTGTGTCAGACCACGCACACGATCATCTGTACCCTTGGCTGTTTCCATCGCCACATATTTCTTAATGGATGTTTTCCCAAGCTGCTGCCTTATTTCGAGAACACGCCTTATTTCCTTTGAAAGGTCGTTTCTTTCCAAAAGCATGGATACGTATTCTTTTCGTAGTCCCGGAAGTTCCACATCTGCCTCTAGGCTGTCTGATAGTTCTTTTTCCACCCATACTTTCAACTGTGCTGTACTGTTTGGATTCTGCAGTCCTGTAATATTGATCGCCTCTTCTGTCAGCTCCGCACTGCTCACTCCGTCTATCGTCAGGGCTCCTTCAATCAGTTTCGAATCCACGCGCACACCAAAGGCGTTCATCCGGATATCCTGCTGCCATAACTCCTGTTCTTCTTCCGGAACCGGAAAATAATTCAGACGTTTTAATATTGCACGCTCTGTTACCACGTCCTGTTTGCAGTATTCCTTGAACAATTCCCATTTCTCCGGTGCATGTCTCGGGAGATTCCATGTCCGATTTCCATTGCTCTTTGTCGGTTTACATGGAACGCAGAAGTACCGGATCAATGCTTTTCCGGTTGTCAGTTTCTGCTTGTCCTGCGGAAGTCCGATTGCCTTTCCGGTCGCATCCAGTCCGGCTGTGTAACCACAATACAGTCCATGTATCATAGTACATCTCCACTGTTCTAATGGTGTCTCGTAACCGGCACGATTCAGGCAATACCATTCAAACGCTGCATTGTATGCATGTTTTACAACAGCCACATCTTTCAGCATCAGCTGTACATTTTCCGGGATCTGCTCTCCCTGTGCCAAATCCACAAGCTCAACTTCTCCATCATCCATCTGATAAGCAAACAATAACACTTCAAAATCTTCTGACTGTGCATATCTGTACAATCCGGCTTTTCCGATATCCACGCTGCTCTTTGTTTCAATGTCTATACTCAAATGCCTTAACATCTGCGTCCCTCCTGTTACGAAAAGGGGCATACGCCCCTAAATATCCTACATTGGTAATCCGGTAATCGGATTTATTGTAGGTTGTGTCTGCTGATATTGCTGCGTTTCTTGCGCTGCAGTCTGCTGAGGTGCAGGTGCTCCAAAAGCTTGTGAAGCTGTCGGTGCACTTCCTCCTAATGCTTCTCCATCTGCAAGCTTCTGCACCGGACCTAGTCCGCATCCGATTCCTTTCTTGCCTCCGAATGCATATGGGAAGAAATTCACATTCACTCTTGCATAGATACCACTGTAAATCTCTGACTGATTGATAATCGGATTCAGATTCGCGTCTACAACTTCCGGTGGATAATCAGCTTTTGCACCTGCAGTGAATACCCAGTGTCCTTTGCATTCCGGACCAAATGCCATCCCGTCTGATGGTCTCACTCCATCTCCGTCGTATACCGGAGTCGAAACGATTGGAGGACACACTCCGTTCCATTTATCTGAAACCCCTCTCTGCTTAGCAGCTTCAATTGCTGCATTGATCCGGTTCATCGTATCCATATCTGTCTTTGGTACCAAGATGGTTACCTGAAATTTTTCTTCCTGTCCCGGCTGATACGCGTATGGTTTGAATACATGTACATATGATAATCTTACTTTTCCTGTTGTTACGTTTGTTAAATTTTCCATGATTATTGCTCCTCCTGAAATGCCTTTTCGGCTGTGATTTTATTTGTAATTGCTTCTCGTTTATCGGACTCCTTCACAAGGGTCGGCTTGCCCGGATTCTTTACGACCATACTGCCGACCATCTCCGCAAAATCTTTCTTCCCGATTGTCTTTTCTACCTGTGCAAGTGTTAATGCTTTCTTTTCGTACAGAATTTCTTCTGCAATTCCTTTTTCCTTCAACACTTCAAATGCTGCATCCATATCAGTCCAGTCGCGTGAACCTCTTCCTTCTACTGCCTTCCATCCAGGAACCTCATGTCCGGCAAGGCATTCTTTCAATGCATGTTCTTTTAGGTCTGAAAGCCATTTGGCCACATCTTCCCCGGTGGAAAGATATTTTCCCATTTCCTCATTACTGATCAGCGGCGGAAGTTTTCCTTTATCCGGGCTAAAAGCCAGCTTTACGTTTTCTTCTGCTCTTGCCCTGCACTGTGCTTTTCCCCTGCAGAACCGACACTGTTTTTCTCCAGGGCAGAACTCTCCCTCTCCATTAATTGCCAGTTTCGCACGATCCTTTACATATTCTGCAAATTCAAGTAATTCCCCTAATGGACATTCCCATTCTGAAATACTGTCTAGCCTAGGCTGAATGATCACAAGATGGATGCTCCGAATGTCGTATAAGAAACTGTACGCCTGATATGCGCCGAGCGCATACAGCATCATCTGTGGATTTTCTTCTACGCTGACCGGCACCCCTTTTCCATACTTGAGGTCAATTACGTGCAACGTATTTCCACTTAACAGGATGCAGTCTGCAGTTCCAAATCCATCCGGAACATACTGACTAAAATCCACCCGCTTTTCAATTGCCGAATAAGGCTCTGCCGGAAATGAAAGCGCAAGCGTTTTAATGTAATCCTTATAGATTTCTGTATAACCGTCCATTTCATCCTGCCACAGTTCTTCGGTTTTCAGTTTTTTAACCTCGGCGTTATATTTCCGTTTTCCAAACTCTTTTGTCTGAAAATAATGTCTCAGCTTCATCTCAGCCAGCTCATGCGCCAAAGTTCCTTCTTTGGCCGCATCTGATGTGGTATCCGGAAACTGTTCTTCCAGTCTTGCACTCGGAGTGCACAGGAGCCATCGATGTGCTCCCGATGCACTTAAGACCGCATGTGTTCTCTCCTGATGGCTCATTAGATCTGCGCCCCCATTCCGCGAAGTCCTGTCGCAAAGTTCCCATAATGTTCCGGTGAAAGCTCCATCAAAGATGCTACTCCGAAGCTTTGGATTAGCTGCATAAGCTGCGCCTGCATCCCCTTGTCCATCAGCTGCATGGCTGCCTTAGACAGATCATCTCTTGTATACGTCGGTTCAGATGTCGGTACTGCTGCGGGTGCCTGATGCTTGTACTGGTACTGAAGGAGTTGGTACGGCCCCCGTTGTGTTCTGCTGTGGAATGGATGCATTCCCCCAAGGAGCTTCTTCCGTACTCTGCTGTTCGTGCACGGCTTGTCCGACAGCTGCCTCGTCCATTTGTACAGATTTTCCTCCCATTGCAACTGCCAGCTGCATAAGTGCCTCTGATAATTCTTTTAATCCTGGTACATTGATTGTTACTTCTAAACTCATTACTGTTTCCTCTCTTTCATATATGTATGGTTAATTGTTACTATTTTTCTCTGCTAAAAATTTGCCAAAAAGTACCTCTCCAGCGTTTCCCTCAAATTCCCCACTTGATAACTTACTTAAAAATGCTAAAGAATCAATAAATGAATCTGCCTCCGCCTTACTCGTTGTTCTAGAAATTGATGCGTGAAAATTTCTCAAAATCTCGAGTGTTTCACACCAAATAGTCTCCAAGTCACCGGATATCTTTAACTCCATTGCTTCATTTTTTTTGTATTCTGCTTTAATCAATTGACTTTCCCTCCGAAATCCTCTGCAATTTAATTGTGTTTTTTGAACGTGCACCCTAAAAGGTCTGCAAACCTTGGGTGCTTTTTTAATATCCCATTGTAGTTAAAAACGTAAGACATCTTCCAACCACCATTCCAAATCCAAATATCGTAGCCACAACTGCTATGATTGCATATACCTTGCAGCATAACTCGGCTTTCAGCTTGTCCTTCTTTTCCTGTCGTATCTTTTTCAGCATTGCTTGATTTCTCTTCTCTAACATCTCATTACTCTCAAGTAATTCATGATAATATGTAATCGCATCCTGAATCTCCTTCATCTGCTCCTCTGTTTTAATTTCTTCCATCTTTCCTTCTCCTTTTCTTTGCTCGATTTTTGTTGCGTTTGTATCTTAGATACTCTTTGTATATCACTGCTTGTCCTCACCTCCTTCAAGTCTCCGGATTGCCTCTTCCCTGCTGATTCCAATATACTTTGCAACATCCGTTATTGTTGATTCACAAAATCTTTTGTTTCCACGCTTTACCACCCTTCCAAAGTGCCAAACATTATTCCGGATATTATATCTTGCTTGATTCACCGTACAACCGATTATCTTTGCGATCGCTGGTGTTCTGATAATTTCACTCACGCTTATCACCTCCTACTCTAAGAAATACTCAATGCTTACGCCGAAGTAATCAGCTACCTTTTTCAACTTATTAACGCTTGGAGATGATTCTCCCCACTTCTTAATTGTTCCATTTCCAAAACCAAGCGTTTTCTCAAGGCAACTGACTGAGATGCTGTTCTTCTCTGCCAGTTTTAAAATCTTTTCAAGTATCATAATTCCCTCCTTTTCTATTCTTATAGACAACTGCATATATATCTGTTACAATGACCTCGTTACACTTAGATAATTTTCTAAAGGTCATTGAAGACCGGAAAGGAGTTTAGTAAGGAGTAACAGTTTAGTATTGATACAGGGAATAATCGTAATGAAAGGGGGCTTGCAAAGGTACGTTTCTTATGATTCGCTATTCACTTTCGTGATTATGGTTTGTGCCATCATTACGTTGGCGAATTATCGCAAGTAACGATAGCCTTTCAACTTTCTTTTTTTATACTCCCTGTATCCTATCCCCGGCAGTTGTTTAACTGTCGGGCCTTCTTTTTTCTTAAAGAACACAATATGTAAGAGTCTCTCCCCGTGATTATCCACGCACGATAGTTACGGGGAATCCTTTTATTCCACAGATTTACTCAGATGGTCGCTCTTGTTGCCATAAGGGCGGCCACTTTATATATGCAGTTGTCTATAAGACTAGAATCTTCTTTTCTGTGTTCTTCTGTTCGAAATATGTAATCTACTTTTTCTACTTATTGCCTTTCCTTTTGCTTTCTCCTATACTTTAGTTACAGGCATCTGCCAATGCCGAGTAATTATGAAAGGAGGCTTTTTGATGAATAATCTTGATACATTATTAAAAAAGGATTTAGAAGATTTTCAATCTTACGTGCAGTCTAACTACAGAGAACTCAGCGACAATCCCGTATCTTCTGGCGACCTCGCAGAATTCGGAAAACAACTATTTTATACTTTAGACGCCTTTAGAGAACACATAGTTGATGCAATTAATAATCTTTAATCCACGCTCCCTTTTAAAGGGGGCATTTCAATTCTCAAAACATCTTCTTCGTATTTTTTAGCTACTTTTTCAAGTACGACCTTCCCAGTATCGCTTCCTCTCCACTTTTCCTGTTTCAAACGTATATATATTTCATTCTTTAATTCACCGTATGTCTTACACCTACTTTTAATATTTCTATAAACTGTATCTGCTTCTTTTTCCAACATTTCTTCAATTTTTGCTATTTGCACTTCCATATCACTCTCCCTTCATTCCCTCCGCATAGATGTCTCCCTCCTTTACCTCCATAGCGAAAGCTAACTTAGGAACATCACACACTTTAATAAGACGACGACCATTTAACATATCGCTAAGCTCCTGCGAAGTAAAACCTGCTTTCTCCGCCACATAAATATTTTTTAGCCCCTTTTTGGCAATGATTACTTTTATTCCCCTCGCTAACGGTTCATTTGCTTCCGATATAGTCAAACTGTTTTCCCTCCTTTCTTTACCTGTTTTACTGGTGTATTTGTATATTATATCAGTTTTTCAGGTTTGTCAATCACTTTTTACCTGTTTTTCTGTTTTTTTATTGACTATACCTATTTTTCGTAGTAATATTTCAATATAAGGTAGGTGAATAAAATGAGTTTTGGAACCAGATTAAGAGATAAACGAAAAGAACTTGGAATTACGCAACCGCAATTAGCAGAAATATTAGGTGTAAGTCAAAGTGCAATAGGTAGTTGGGAAACAGATACTAATTCCCCTAGGGCTACATTACTATATGATTTGTTTGATATTTTACATTGTGATGCTAATTACCTTTTTCAAGATGAAACAAAAGAATTATATAAAGACAAAGCAACCCCTTCAGAATTTGAAAATATCATAAAAAAATACCGTGACCTCGATGACCACGGCAAAGAAATGGTAGATTTCACACTTCAAAAGGAGTGGGAGCGTTCTACTGATTTAATAGAAAAGAATAACATTGTTAAACTTACACAGCATTTGGAAGCCGAAGCTGCACACAATGACTTTGCCGATGACGAAGAACAACAGAAATTAATGAAAGAAGATTTAGACGAACTGTAGAGGTGAGAAAGATGAATGTATATGAACAGCTACTATCTTCATCTGATGAAAATATCATCGTTATAGAAAAACAATTTAAGTCAAAAGCAAAGGGATTATGTAAAGGAAATAAAATCGGAATAAGTGCAGATATTGATAATTCTATCGAAAAAGCCTGTGTCCTCGCAGAAGAACTTGGACACCATTACACTACCGTTGGAAATATTGTCGACATGACAGATGCTCAGAATCGGAAACAGGAACGTCAAGCAAGACTATGGGCTTATAACAAACAAATTGGATTAGCTGGCATCATCCGAGCTTTTGAAGCTGGTTGCCAAGATATGCACGAAATTGCCGAATACTTGGAAGTGACCGAAGAATTTTTACATGAAGCAATTGAGTGCTACAGAAATAAATATGGTGTCTTCACGACACTAGATAATTACATAATTTATTTTATTCCAAACTTAACAATTTGAGAAAGAGTTTAATGATATAACCGCTACGGCGTTTATGCAGTGTATTAATAAAATACAGAAGAGGAGGAAAAAGTATGGAAGAATATTTATTTTCCAGATTAGGAATCACCCAAATACCAGAAAAAAGAAACTATTGGCTTGTCCGTACAAACGGAGGACAATATTTTGAAGATTTCTATTTCGACAACTATATAGGTATTGAATGGGATGAAATTGTTTCTGCAGATTATTCAGATATTGAATCCTTAAAATTACAAGTAGAAGAACATTATCCCAAAGAAATTCGATCGGGTTATGTTGCTAGTCAAATTGACAAATTCGTAAGAGAGTTTACAAAAGGTGATATTGTAATAATCCCCAACAAGAACTCAAAGATATTTGCCATAGGCGAAATTGCAGAAGATAGCATTTATATCGCAAGTGAAGAAAATAAAGAAGGTTTGCTTTTTGAAGAGGATCTGGAAAATCAAATACAATTTTTAAAAAAGCGTCGAAAAGTAAATTGGATTAACTGCTTTCATCGTCATGAACTGGACAACAGATTGCAAACTTTTATCTATGCCCACAATACAATAGTTGATTTGAATAATTATGCCTTATTCATTGACAGAACCTTGTCAGACTATTATATAAAAGGTAAATATGCCTACTTTACATTTCGCGTTAATAAAACATCCAAAATTGCTCTAGATAATATGACAGATTTGATGATTTTTAATAGAAAATTATGTCAGTTTGTAAATAAATATTTTCCGGATGATTTTCATATTAATTCTGGAGAAATAATAAGTAAAATCGACGTACAATCCAAGGGGCCTGTTCAGCTATCTGGCCCCATAAAGAAAATACTTGCTATAGGTTTTGCTGCAACGCTTGTTTGCGGAGGAACGATAAAATTTAATTTGACAGATGGTATTGAAGTAAGTACTGGAGGCATTGCCGAACTCATCACCACATTTGGTGATTTATATACTAAGATTACCGATAATACTGTAAATCAAAATTATCGAGAACTACAGCAGGACTACCAAAAATTACTAGAAGAATATAACTCATGTAAACAAGACTTGTTATTAAGTACCCCAGAATCAACACAAAAAAATATCCGAATCGAAGAACAAAACACTACCGATTCGGATACACAGAAAAAAGAACAAAAGTAACTAAAATACTAAGAACCAAACAGATAACATCAATTAAATAGAGGCGATTAAATAAAACGATATCTTCTTTAATTGACATAAAGCTACAGATTTGCCTAAGAAAAAGAAAACATATACATATTAAAACTACACGAATACTAATTACACCGACTATATCAAACAGCATGTTATGCACCTCCTTTTCTTAATCAAGATTATACACTTTTTTATACCTACTTCAATAGACAAATTGTTAATATTTTTAACCTCTGCTCCGCAGCGGGCAGGGGAACAACTAAATAATATATTTACCCAGACAGCTGACAGGACAGCTCTCTATCCGTTCCGAGTCTTGCGGAAAGGATGATGCTTATGAGTACATACGAAGAATTCCAGATCATCATATCTGTAGCAATACTGATTGTAGCTATCTTGAATTACATCAAAAATGACCATAAGAAATAGCCGTCCTCGCCTCTGGTAAAGTTGGGAACGGCTATTCTTATAGCTAATTAACTATTTTACCGGAACGGGTAGTGTGCACCTACTCGTCGGCTGTCTTGTTAAGTATATTATAACAGATATGCTTTAAATGTCAAGAACCGCCCCTGCGCCAACAGGAGCGGCTTATATACACCCGAAGATGTACATCCATATTGCAAGTTATATTGTATCATCTTCGAGACAGTTTAACAATCAGAACATGCATTCTGTTTGTTAGCTGTTATTTTTATACCCAAAATTCAAAAGGAGATGATTTCATGTCAAGAAAAAGAAAGAAATATCCAAAACTCCCAAACGGCTACGGACAAATTCGCTATTTAGGCTCTAATCGGCGCAATCCCTACGGCGTTTACCCTCCGGCGACAGAAGAATACCCTAATGGACAGATGAAGCCGCAGAAAGCACTCTGCTACGTCCCAGACTGGACTACAGGCTTTGCAGTCCTGACTGCATATAAGGCAGGAAACTATGTCCAAGGAATGGAAAAAGAGCTTGCAGAAATTAATGACAACCAAAACACAGATAAATTTATCCAGACGTTGCTTGCAAATTACAATCTGATCAGAGGAAACGATAATAATGCAGAGGATTCTTTAACTTATAAGGATGTGTTTTTTAGATTTTACAATAGAAAATTTGGACATGGATTTGAAGAGAAAGGTGTGAAACGCAGTAGTATGGAATACGCTTTACGAGCCGGATTTAAAAATTCAGAAGCACTGCACGATAAAATATTTACGGATATCACATCAGATGATCTGCAAGAAGTGTTGGATAATTGTCCATTAAAACACGCAAGTGTTGAGCATATACTGAAACTGTATCGTCACATGTATAAGTATGCTATGGCAAATGATTTATGCGAAAAGGACTATTCAATATTTATTGAAATTACACAAGAAGATGATGATGAACACGGAACACCTTTCAATGATTCTGATTTAAAAAAATTGTGGGATACAAAGGAAAATGACGTTTCAGAGATGTTACTGATTATGTGCTATTCGGGATTCAGGATAACAGAATACAGGAGTCTTGAAGTAAATCTAGAGGAAAAGTATTTTTATGGTGGAATAAAGACTACTGCTGGTAAAAATCGTACGGTTCCAATCCATACTGCTATTTTCCCACTTGTTGAACGCAGGATTAAAAGACAGAAGAAACTATTGTTAATTTCAAATCACAATTTTCGACTTGAAATGTATGATTGGCTAGAAAATTTGGGTATAGAAAAGCACACACCGCACGACTGTCGACATACATTTTCAACCTTATGCGAAAAATATAACGTAAACGAAAATGACCGCAAACGAATGCTTGGACACTCTTTTCAAGACGTTACAAACAAAGTCTATGGTCACAGAGAACTCGAAGATTTACGAATCCAAATAGAAAAGATAAGAGTGTGATTTGTTGTAAATGTGTTGTAAACCGTGTTGAAATTTGATGCTATTTGATGCTACCTAATTCAATATAATATAACTAAAAAATCCCCGTGGTTGACACGTTTTCCCCGCATTTCCCTCAACCACAAGGATTTATTCAATAACTGAAACTTTTACACTTTTGTAAGGTTCAAAATGACTGGTTTTATTTGTTTTTTTATGGCTTACATCTGCCACATGGTTCATATCCCTTTTGAATCAATTCTTCTCTGGTTCCCTCATAGGTCTCTTTATTTTTTTCCTTCATATCTTTGACGCTTGAACAGGTTGGTTTGTGGAACTTCTTATTGTTCGTGTTCAAAACGTAACTCTCTATCTGATTATCTGAAGCCTGATTTGTTTGTTCTGTATCTGTTTCATGGCTGTCTCCGGTTGCATAATCAATCTCAATCCCAGGCTGTACATTGTACACATACACATGAAAGGAAAGTCCTTCTCCTTCATCTTCCACAGACTCTGCCTCCATCTCCACGCCGGATGCAACAAGATTATCCCCCTCATAAATCGGTGTTACACGGTAACGGACATGATGTTCTGTCTCTTTTATATAATCTGCCACCATGTTTTCAAATGGAAGCATTCCATCCACATTCATATATCTTGTCCCTGTAATGAGATTCTTTTCATTGGCATTTTCCGCAGTGAGCTGATAGCCGATCAAATGACACCGATTATACAAATACTTTCCATCTACATTATCATACTTGACCGTATGCCATCCGGATGGTTTGATCTGCCCTATTTTTCCTCTTTCCTCATTTGGCATCAACTCTTTTCCAATCATCGCTTCCGCCACGCCACATCTGCCTTTTGCATCCAGTTCACTGTAAGACTCAAACACATCTTCAGCAAGTTCTGCCTCCGTAAAATCCGGTTTGTTATCATGAATCGTGACATAGGGTTGTCCCGCATATTCCGGTACTGACTCAACCTCAATATGCTTTGTCACTTCAATCTGCTGACCATCGTTTTGTGCGGCTTTATTCAAGTTCTCGCAGCTTGTCACAGAAAACAGCAGTAATACTGCCAGACAAGCCGCTATTTTTTTTCTTATGTTACTCATCTTGCTTCTCCCTTTTACTCTAATCGAAAATCATCACGGTTCAAATTCAAAAAGATTTTTGTTCCTTTTGACACTTCCGATGATATATAAATTCTATGATTTAATTTATCGACGATGCTTTTGCAAAGATATAAGCCAATTCCCGTCGATTTCTTATCTGTCCTCCCGTTATATCCGGTAAATCCTTTTTCAAACACACGCGGAAGATCTTCTTGCCAAATACCAATTCCGGTATCTTCTATCACCAGTACATTCTCTTTCTTTGGTCCTAAATAAATGGAAATCGTTCCTTCATTCGTGTACTTCAGTGCGTTGGATAAAATCTGTTCGACAACAAGGCCAAGCCACTTTTCATCTGTCAGTATCTTATTCTCAATCGGCTCATATTTCAGTTTTATTTTCTTGAGAATAAATAACTTAGAGTATTTTTTTACTGCAGGTTTGATAATCTCATCCATCGGGTACCACTGCAGCTTTAAGTCTGATGCCATATTCCCCAAACGGATATAAGACAGTGCCATCTCCACATACTGTTCAATTTTAAACAGCTCCATCTCAAGCTCAGTGCGTTTTTCAAATGAAATCTCCTCAGCAGCCTGAAGTAAAATCCGCATCGCGGCAATCGGTGTTTTGATCTGATGCACCCAAAGACTGTAGTAATCAAGCATTTCTTTTCTAGCGATATTGTTATCAGACTCTATTTTCGCTTTCCCCTCGAACAGTGTATTCACCATCTCCTGATAATACCTCTCCACCAGTTCCTCAGGTTCCCCATCCTCCGGGACACAGATATTGATATTGAGATACTGTTCCTCCATCCGCTTACATTTTCCATAATATTTCACAAAATCAACAGCAAGAAGAATCACCTCTACACTAAAGCAGAGTGCAAATGCATACCACACAGTGTCTGCCGGTATATCATACAACATTAAAATGACTGTAAAAATCACAGCGAAACTAAAGCTAATCCCTATCCATCTTTTATTTTTCTTCCAGTATGATCTGAATTCTTTCATGTCTCTATAATATATCCAATCCCTTTCTTTGTCTTTATAAACTCTACAGCAGCAAGCTCAGCAAGTTTCCGCCTAAGCCTTGTGACATTGACTGTCAGTGTATTGTCATCCACAAAAGCATCGCTCTCCCAAAGTGCCGTCATCAACTCTTCTCTTGTCACAATTTTTCCTGCATGCTCCATCAAAACCTGCAAAATCTTAAATTCATTTTTAGTCAATTCCGCCTTTTTTTCTTTATAGCTTACAATCCCATCATTCAGATTCAGCAACAGTCCCTGATGCTCCAGAACATTTAAATTTCCCTGAAACGAATAGGCTCTTCGCAGCATTGCCTGCACTTTGGCTGTCACAACATTCAGGTCGAATGGTTTTTCAATAAAATCATCGCCACCCATATTCATTGCCATCACAATATTCATATTATCGGATGCCGACGACAAAAATACAATCGGTGTCTTTGCTATTTTTCGTATTTCCGTACACCAGTAAAACCCATTAAACAGCGGCAATATAATATCCATCAGCACCAGCTGCGGCTCAAACTCTAAAAAATCATTCATCACATTTTTAAAATCTTTGACATAGCGCACTTCATAGTCCCATTTTTCCAAATGACTGCTCAGTGTCTTCGCAATCATCATATCATCTTCTACAATCAATATCTTATACATGGTACTCCTCCTTCTTCGCTCTCTATTGTAACACATAAAAGTGGATTATTCATAGCTCCAGAAAATGCTGATTTTATGCAATATTTCTTCGTCTTTATAGGAGTATTCCACACGGGACAACTGATATAATTTTCCCAGATGCTCCGCAGCCTCTTTCACCAGCTCTTCCAAAATCAGTCCTTTTGCCTCTGTATATACCGATTCATTTGCAAATTTAAAAACAATCTGACTCTGCTTATTCTGAATGCTCTCTTTCATCTTTGCAAGGATGATATCTTTTTCATATGTCTCATAATACATCCCATTCAGCACATAATAATTCGCATCTTTAGCCGTGCATTTTGGAAGTGTAATCACACCGTCGGGCGTATGTGTCTGAAACAATTCCTCCTCCGAGATACAGAGGTAATCATAAACAATATTTGTGTCCACTTCCTCTAAATACACCGGGTCTCCCCATGTCGTATCCACGTAGTAATAGTCTCCTCCACAAGAAACCAAATTCCACGCATGCGGCACCTCTTCACTTGATTCAGGACGCTTTGCTGTCCCTGTCACATAAGTGCAAAATACATTCAACCGCTCCAATAAATACTGTGTCGTTCTCGCATAGCCTGCGCATACAGATTCCCCGTTAACCAATACACTGTAAATATTCTGATTGTCTGAGGCTCCTTCCCTGTAATTCGTATGGTTGATCACATATTCATATACATATTGGATTTTTTCATACTCTGCCCCATCCTTCGGCGCTCCATCAAGCACTTCCTGCGTTCTTGCATCAATCTCTTTTTGTTTTTGCTCCCGCTCTTCTTGTCCATACTGATATTCAGGGCTTAAAACAGAATAGCTTTCTGTTCCTTTTTGGTAAATCGTTGTCTTTCCTCTTCCGTCACACCAGAAAATCTCCGGATAATCATTGAGCACAAATTGAAACAACTGATTGTTCTTTTTTGCCTCTGCACTGTGTAGATAAATTTCCCCGTTTCCATCCAACACCCCTTGCAAAATTTCCTGATACACCACTTTGTCTTCTTCAGACAACGATTCATAATAATATTTTTGTGCCGGATTCTTCCCTTTCAAATCAACCTTTTGATACGGAATTTCATTTCGCTTTTCATAGCTGCTTTTCCATTTTAATCCATATGTTCCAACCAGCCCCAGAACAATAACGACAACTGCACTCATTCCAATACCCAAAATCATTCCGAGACAACCTCTCTTCTTTTTTCTCGCCATGTTTCTCTCCTCTTTTATTCACAATCCCTTTTTTTCAGAATATCATAACAGTAATAGATTTCCTATGAGGTATTTTTATGAATCGTATCACTACCGCACAGATTGACAACGTTGATAAAGGAAAACTGCAGATCAATGTCACCTCTGACATGACTTCTTATCCAATCTCAGAAGCCAAAATATCCATTACTTATACCGGCGTTCCCGAATCTCCGATCGAAGAATTGACAACCGATTCCTCAGGACAGACCGAAGTGTTGGAATTAGATACACCACCACTTGAATACAGCCTAAATCCAACTATCGAATACCAGCCATATTCCGAATACACTCTGAACGTGTCTGCTCCTGGCTTCGAACCACTAAGCATCGCCGGAGCAGAGATCCTTCCGGATGTCACCGCCATCCAGAATATTACTATGCACCCGATGACCGATCCAGAACCTCCGGAAGATGTATTTGTCATTCCCGCTCACACGTTATATGGAGAATATCCGCCTAAAATTCCAGAAGATGAAATCAAGCCTCTGCAGGAAACCGGCGAAATTGTACTAAGCCGGGTTGTCGTACCGGAATACATTGTCGTGCACGACGGCTCTCCACGAGACAGCACTGCCAAAAACTACTATGTCAAATATAAAGATTATATCAAAAATGTGGCATCCAGCGAAATTTATGCCACATGGCCACAGGATACTATCCGTGCAAATGTGCTCGCGATTATGTCATTTACACTAAACCGCGTCTATACCGAATGGTACAGAAACCAGGGATACGACTTTACCATCACTTCCTCAACTGCCTTCGACCACAAATGGATTCCAGAACGGAACGTCTTTGATACAATCTCAGAAATCGTAGATGAACAGTTTGCAAGTTATCTGTCCCGACCAAATGTCAGGCAGCCAATTTTGACTCAATACTGCGACGGCAGACGTGTCCAATGTCCGAACTGGATGACACAGTGGGGTTCCAAGGCACTCGGCGACCAAGGATACTCACCGATTGAAATTCTGCGCTACTATTACGGTGACAATATGTACATTAATACTGCTCAGGAAATTTCCGGCGTTCCTTCCTCGTGGCCTGGCTATACCCTTTCCAATGGTTCTTCCGGAGACAAAGTTCGTCAGATGCAGGAACAACTCAATGTGATTGCCGGCGCCTACCCTGCAATTCCAAAAGTTACTGTGGACGGTATCTATGGTCCTGCGACTGCTGCCTCTGTGCGAAAATTCCAATCCGTCTTTGGACTCCCTGAAACGGGAACAGTCGATTATCGCACATGGTATAAAAT